CGAAGGTGGGTATTCCTGTTAGCACCGCATCGCCGCGCTACGTTAATGTTCTTGATGCAGCTGGCAGACATGCTGAGACCTTTCAAACAGTACAAGGTGAGGATTATGACATGCCGGTTGAGGTCGACATGACGGGCCTGGAGGGCGCCATTATGGACCGCACTGCCTACGTCTCTTTGACTCGTAGCAAGGCTGGTGTTTATGTTCGTATGGCAGCTGCCGACCCCACCAGCACCATCAAGTCCCCGCCCACCGGCAGCGACCTGATGAATGCTCTGGTCTACGAGATGCGTGCTACGAACACCGGGTCACTACTGGCACCCAGTAGTCTGGTTAAGGCCGCTTTTTACCGCCATCTACACTGGTCAATGCCTAAGCTCGTCTGGTTTGCCAACATTGGTGCCTCCGTACCAGCTTCCGCCTTCCAGCATGTCATTGAGGCTTCTAATGACACTTTTGTCTCCGAAAGCGTTTGTAGCGATGTCACTCCAGACTATTCCAGACCTGAAGCTGCTCCCCCGCATGACAATCTGATCGAAGAATTCCACCCCTTCGCCAAAGAGGATCGGGAGGCTTCAACACGCTATGGTCAGACCGACCAATTTAAGGATAGTACGTTCGTTAACCCAGCGGTGCATAAGCGAAACGATACCCCCACCTACCGGTTGAGTGTCGAAAAGCGTCTGAAGACAGCCACCCGCGCCCAAAATCTCAAAGCCATGCTAGACAATCCCAGGAAGGACATGTGCGATGAGTATGATCGTCTTGTTCCTATGCCACCCCATTGGACAGAGCAGAACTTTGATGGCTACATTGATCTCGCGATTAGTGAGTACCTTTCTAAACGCACTGCTCGCGCTGTTCTTCAGAAGCTGCAGCAGCATGACCCGGATAGGAGCCCCTCCAACATCAGGATCTCGTTGAAGAACCAGGTCATCAAGAAGGCCGAGAAGATGTACCAAAAGGGGGCGATTCCAGGCCAGCTGATCCACGAGTACGACATCATCCAGACACTCCTTGATTCTTCATACGCGCTCTGGCTCGAGAACCATTTGCCCGGCGCCTTTCCTGAAAATTTCTTATTCTATCGTAGGATGGACCCAGACCAATTCATCACGGCTTATTCCAAGCGCTGGCGTGTTGACAACGGGGCCTATGGTTCCGATGTCACTCGCTGGGATGTTGGTTGCGACGCCGCAATGGTTAATTTTGACGTCCATGTTATGCGTTCGCTCCACTTTCCCAAGTGGTATGTTGACGCCTACATCGAACGCCGCCTATCTAGCTTTTCTCAGCATGGGCCCATGCGCACTATGCAGAATTCCGGAGATCGCTACACCTGGATTCTCAACTCGATCCGTCGGGCAGTCGTTACTTCTCTCGTCTGCTCTATTCAGC